TTTTACTTTCTTAAATATTTTAGATAAAAACCCAAACTGTTGTAATCCAGTTAATTGATTAATTTGACCGTTGACTACAACATACTCTTGTGGGTTCAAGCCAACAGCCTGCATATCTTTATTGATTGATTGTTGTGTTGTATTGCTAATAACTGGTGGAACTACCATCTCGCCTGGTGCGGCATGAACTATTTGTGTGTCCTCTAGTTGTGGTTGTGCTAATTTATCTTGCATATCTCCTTCCGTAGTATTTGTTATTTTAGCGTAAATACTTTAAAAGTATGTTTATTTTCCAAAATTAGCAAGTTTGATAGATACGGCTTTGTTATTGGTAACAGTTACCCTACCTAGTGCGCTTGTTGCCTCTAGTCCATCATTAACAAGAGGTGTGCCTATATTAACCCATTCTGAGCCAGTATAGACCTGCAACACTTCAAGTGTTGTATTCCAGATTATACTACCTGGATTGAAATTTAATATTTCTAATTCATTTTCGCTTACTTGACGAGTATTATCAAGGTTTACTGCACCTAAATTTATTTCTAGTAATCTTATTAAGCGGTTGAAAAGCTCTGGTGTTACCTCAGATTGTGCTAACGGTAACTGCGTTGGAAGCAGTTTGCTCATCTTTTACCGTCTGCTTTTATATCAATTCTAGTAGCTCCTAAACGCCAACCTACGCCTAAATTACCATTATCAGTAGCGTCATCATTTGATTCTACACGCAAAGCCATCTGTCTTGCTCTAGCACGTATAAATGATTGTTGTGTGCTCCCTGTAATTTCGCTTGTAGAATTTGTTGATAAACTATCGCCTGGGAAGTTTCTTGTTTTCACAACTACATTTACAGAACAATTGTTTTGATCTTGTATAAATTTAAAATCCGGTATTATCCTGCGTGCAAAAGCAAATTGCTCACCATCACCTAAATCAAAGTCAGAACTTTCTATAAATACACCAGTCATAGGCGATCCATCATCATCAAAACCAAGTTCTTGCTGATATAAATAGTTATTTGCTGCTGCCCTAGGAAAGTTTTCAATACCTGAATCTAACCAAGCAGTTCTTGANAGTTGGCCATAAAACCANAANTGTTCAGAATAGTTGTATATAACGTACCTATCTATAGTTTCAGTATTAGCAGAACAATAAAACCAACCTACTTCATTTTTATCTTTAATAGTAAAGGCATGTATTTTAAATGATTGTGTTAAGTTAATGTCGTTAAATACATAATTGTGTACTGAACAAGGTAGGGTATTTACAGAACCGTTGTAAAAGTAAAAATTATTATAACTCATAAAAAATACTGCTGATGGGGCAGTAACCGCTGCTTTAGGTGCTACTAAACCGGTACCTTCGTTGATTAAATTAACTGCAAATGTAAATGGCGGCCCAACGAATTGCATACTGTACATAGCGGTATCAGTCCAAACTAAAACTTCTTGTCGAGCTTTAACTGCTCCAATAATTGAAGATCCAGATGATAATCGCAAAGAACCAGCTGTATTAGTAGATTTTGGCTCAAACTCTAATGCGTTTTCTTGGTCACTAAATGCTATTAACATAGGGTCTATAGTTCCTGTCCTTGAAGTACCACTTATAGGATCTGCACCTAATACTATTAAATGTCTATCAACTTCAGAGGTAATTACCTGTAGTGCTTTTGTCGGCACAAGGTTAGCTCCTGAGACTTGTGATAGCTCTACGGCTCTAGTTGATGTACCACCAGACTCTAGCCATCTAAAGATACCGTCATTACGCTGATTAATTATTAAATCTTCGCCAAAATTGTCATGCGTCCAAAGTCTTAATTGGTTTGTACTAGATAAAGCTGCTGCTTGCCCAAATGCACCTTCACCCCAACCGTTTAAGCCCCAACCAGTACCAGGGACGTAAACATCTAGACCTACATTTACTTGATATGCACCAACAACTGAGGAACCACCATTTCCACTGTCAGATGCATTTGCTGTTATTGTTGTACCAGAGCTATCCTTTGCAGTTATTTTATAGCTATTAGCATTTACAATAGAATCTATTTGATATTCTTGATTTAAAACAGCAGCCGTAACATTACCTCCAAGTGAAGCTGCGCCACTAAAAGTTACAAAATCATTTTTTACAGCTCCGTGGGCTGTATCAGCTACAGTTATTTCCGAGCTGCCATTTGTTGCAGAAAAGGTAACATCTCCAGCTGAGGTGGTTGATCTGATTGGTGTAATATCATTAAAGGCACTACCATCTTGTATGTAATATTTTAGATGTGTGCCAACTCCTAAATATTTTGTGCCCTCTAATGCAATCCAAGCATGCAAAGCTCTTGCTGTACCTAAATATGTATTACTCGTAAGTTTTTCCCAGCCTGCAAATTTTTCTGGTCTACCTTTTCTAAATCTTACAAGATTACAGTCAAACCAGCCGCCTTCGTTATCGTATGCGGTACCTTCTCTATTTATGCCTGGTCTAAATACTGTTTTCTGTAAGGGCATATATTAAACCTCATGCCATTCTTTACCTTCAAACAGTAAAGATTCTGCTAATCTTCTGCGCTCTAAACCCTCTAATACTTTACCATTGGCTTTATTCCACCTACGCATTTGGCCTGGCACCTCTTCTTTTTTATTTTCGTTTAAAACTTTTAACATAGTAGAGTTGTTTAAGTTTGTAGGTCCTAAGTTATATGTCCAAGCTACTAATGCATCAAATTGATTTTGATCCAGCGGCACTAAAACTGCATCACTAACATAAGCGCCATATACAGGTAATTCTTCTTCTAACCATTTATCTGCTTGTTCTTGTGTGCAAGTGTCTCCTCTCGATACGTTTTTTGTTCTTCCGTAGCCTATTGTCCAAACATTTGCACTACATTTGTAAGCTTCTAATTCACAGCCTTCAAACTTTTTAATCAATTGCCTGCCTTCCTCTGAAATTTGCATTTTAATAATCTCCCCAAATTTTAGTTTTTTTACCGCCGTCATAAACAACGGCATGACCCTCTTTAATAAGTATTTGACAAATATCTTTACCATCCTCTGTATATGGTATACCTAAAATACGGCCATATTTACCTTTACCTAATGATTTTACTTTGAATTTACCACAACATAACTCTCCTAACCTTGCCTTTGCAGCAAGACCAAGCTTCTTTTCTGCTAAGTCTCTAGTACGTGATTCTGGTGTATCAATACCGCTAAGTCTAACTCTTTGTTTGTGTAACTTAACATCAAATCCTAAATCTAAAATACAATCAAACGTATCACCATCAATAATACGATCTAATGTAGCGTTATAAACAAAAGCTTCTGGTGAATCACTCATAGTTTTCCTCTTGTTGTGTAGTTACTGATCTATAATACACTACTACATCTTTTAATTCAGTTATGTAACGTTTGATTTCTTGCATGTTGTAAGCCATCACCTCGTAATCAGGCACTGTCATAGCCAAAAATACCAATTCTCCCTCTTGATTTTCTATTAAGGCAAATTGTTCCTCAAAATTTTCTGGGGTGATGGTTAGCCACATGACCTCTTTGAGATCTATTTCTCTAGGCATAATAGGTTGCACGATTGTGCGTTCTAAAGGTTTTGCAGTAACTTCTATTTGTTTAGTTGGAATTAGGCTGCAACTGCAAACCATCATCAAGATTGTCAACTGTGTCGCTGAGCTTTTCAATATCTTCCATAATATATTTTGTTCCATTATTAATTTTCCTTTGCATTTCTACTGGATCAGCCAATATTTTAGCAGTTAATTGGTAGTTTCTTATAAATTCTGTATACCTTGATAACTCTCTTTGAGCTGCTTGGCTTTTTACAGTTATATTTTTAAGCTCTTGTGTTTGTAATGAAAAATCGTTTTGTAAAGATTCTATAGCTGCTTCTTGGGTCGCAACAGCGCCCTCTAAAGCCTTATTGTTAGCCTTTAAAGTGTTATTTTCGTTATATAACCAATAGGAACCTAATCCCAAAACTAAAATTATACCTATTAAAATTTGTTGCATTATATATCCTCAATTATATAGTTTAGGCCATTTGCGCTTCTATATTCTATAACCTTTCCTTCCATATTTCTAAATTTAAGATGTTTTTCTTTTTGCACTAAAATTTTTTTTGTAAGATAAATTTTGTCATCAGAGTCACCATAATTTTTATTAAAAGAAACAGTAACTTTATATTTTGTTATAAATAAACTATATAAGTAATTATATATTTTTTTTATATTGTCCATATCTCAACAGGTTCTGCTATACCTTTCATTTGTATAGGTTCTAATTTTATCAAAGGTATGTCTGTTTGTTGAGCGGTATTTTTTGCAATAACTATGTTAGTACCTACTGCCTTGCAGCTACTTTCGCATCTTGCAGCAAGATTAACATTAGAGCCAATAGCAGTATAATCAAACCTATCCTCACTNCCGCAGTTTGCTAACATAACNACACCTGAATTTATCCCAATACCAATTTCAATACCTAAGTCTGCTTCTTGCATTCTTTCTTGTATTTCTTTAGCTGTAAATATTGCTCTATCTTCATGCATATCTAAGTCAATAGGTGCATTAAATATGGCCATCATCGCATCACCTATAAACTTATCTACCATTCCTCCATATTTTTTGACTGCATTTACTTGTAAGGTTAATGCTTTGTTCATTAATTCTGTAACTTCTTCAGGCGGTAAAGTTTCCGACAAGGATGTAAAACCTCGAACGTCAGTAAAAAGTATAGTGCAGTCTTTCCTTTCACCACCAAGTTTCAATAATTCTGGATTATTTTGTAATTGTTGGACTTGTCTTGGATCAAGATAATGTTCAAATTGTTTTTTAATTTGTTGACGTAATTTGTACTGCTTACGATAGTTTATATAGAAAGCTGTTGCGCTTGTGAGCACTTGCGATACAAAAGTCCAGGTAAAATCTATCAAAATGCCCTTTTTGATTAAAAAAACGCTTGAGAAGCCGTTGGTAAGCAGTAAAACACCAGCGAGGCTTATGCCCTTGACCACACCAAGATAATTGATTGAGAGCCACGTCAGAGTGACAAAAATTGTAAAAATTAAAATTTCTAACGCAAAAGCAAAATCTGGTATATATGGACTGTCAGGGATTAAAATTGACTCAGATAATGCTGCTTGGATCTTATGCGGTTCTAATAATCCAACTGGAGTGGCAACTTGAGGCATGATACCGTTAGCAGTTACCCCTATAAAAACAAACTTGTTTACAACATCTAATTCTTTTAATGTAGTTTCTGGTGTATCAACCCAACTTATCCATTTACGACCTAGACTATCTGTTTTAACTGGAGCTAATCCTTGTACCGTAATTTCTTCTATACCATTATCATTAGTTTTTATAATGTAGGTGTTATTGCCAGCAAGTAGTTTCAAAACCTCAGTACCAAAAGCAGATACAAAACCATCTGGAGTTCTGAGTAAAAGTGGTATTCTGCGGACTAACTGATCAACATCAACGGGAGCAGTAGCAATACCTTGATCCGCAGACAGTGTTAGTACATCAATATTCTGCACTACTCCCTGACTCATCATACCACCTACATCAGGACCTAGTAAAACTGTACCAGAGGTCTTAGGGTATAATCCGTTTG